CGAGGAGTTGGGTTCTGTCGGCACATCCGAAGAGTATCGGTGTGGTAAGAAAGAGCTAGTGTATGGGGTCGAGTCCTTTCGCATAAATAAATTGCGAGGTGGCAACATGACTACTTCTATACACAAGAAGGTTGCGTTGCGTCATGCTAAGAAAGGCTTAGTAGCCAGAGCTAAGGACGAACTAGCCAATCAGATACGCAACATGGTATCGGAAAGGGTTAAGTCTGCCTTAGGTAGCATTGACAATCAGGTTTCTTGGTCAACGAGACAAAATGAAATAGCTAGAGACTTTGCCTTAGCCTCGTATCACGCACGCATCAACGGCGAAGGAATAGTTACACTCCAAGCCAATAGCTCTGTATATATCTCTAACATAAAACTTACCGACCAAGTATGTGAGCAGTATTACGAAGTCAAAGCCGTTAGTGATGAGCTAGAAGCCAAGCTTGGGTATGGTGTGCAAGCCTACACAGATGGTAGCTATGCAATCCTTGACTTTAAAACTGATGAGGTAATTAAGTATTCGGCTTTTGACCAAATCCCTAAAGATATGGGCGAGAAGCTGGCTATGTTCAAAGTCATACAACAAGGCGAGTATTACTCTCATCTTGGGGTCAAGCTACTTGACCATGTGTTTTATATTGTTGACGGAAAAACTAAAGTCAAGCAATAATAGAATTGTCACTTCACGTGATATTTGTAATGCTGACTACCTATCTCGCATGATGTAGCGGTCAGCGTCGGGAAACCGAGCATCTCCTCGAACGCAAATGGGTGCGTAATCTGCTTCTTCCCATACTAAGCCACCTTCGGGTGGCTTTTTTATTGTCGTAACAAAACGACATTGATGTCGAAATGTTAGGGAAAGTCCCTATAAAATACTTTGCAATTTGTTTTCTTTAGGACTATACTGTGTCAATAATTAGCAGTATAAAAGGAAAACGAAATGACGCCCGAAGCAAAGGTAAAGGCTAAGGTAGTTAAGCTACTTAAAGCCCACGACATATATTACTTCTTTCCAGCCACACATGGCTTTGGCAGATCAGGTGTGCCTGACATTATCTGCTGTTTTAATTCCCTATTCCTTGCTATTGAATGTAAGGCTACGGCAAAGAACAAGCCGACTGCTTTGCAAGAAAAAGAGATGCGTAAGATTCGTGAGGCAGGTGGGCATACGTTCGTTATCAACGAGGACAACATCCACGAGCTAGCCCTTTATCTACAAGGAGATGACGATGGACGATGCTAATGAGGCGATGACCGTTCTTACAAGAAAACAAAACGATGGGGTCGCCCTGTTGCTTGAACGCATGAAAACACACCCCGAAGAGTTTACGCAAGAGCATAAATGGATGGGGGTAATTCGTTCCTACAAAGAATATTTAAACGAAGAAGACTGCAAAAAACTTGAGGCTGGCATAAACGAACTAATGCAACAGAAATTTACTGAGATTGTATTGGAAGGACTTGTTAACCCACACGACGACGAAATAAAAATAAGTTCATTTAGTAGCGCACCCATGAAGCGTGAGGGTTCTTCTATAACATACAATACTGTATCAGGCACAACTATTGGCAAACTTTTCTATCCTACTTCCCTACCAACTGGGGATAGCCCATGAGTTGGACTAAAGCTTTTGAGCAAGACCTTCACGATAAATACGATGCTCCTGCTAAGGAAGTAGTTGCAAAGTATTTATCTAAAATGGGTTACAAAATATTACCTAATCCCGATCGTTACGGCGTCGACTTACTTGTGTTGGAAGGCGATGAACGAATTGGAGTAGTTGAGGTAGAGGTTCGTCAATGGAGTCCAACCTGCCCATTTCCTACCATTCATGTGCCTAGTCGTAAAGCAAAATTCTTTGCTGGGCATGCACTATTCTTTGCTATCACACATGATATGAATCACGCTTATTGGATAGAGGCTAAAAAGATATTTGAATTTCCAATGAAAGAAGTGCGTAATGTAAAGGTCGCATCAGGCGAATACTTTTATGATGTGCCGACCAGTGAATTTACTTTTGTGGAGCTAGTATGAATAATGAACCAGTAGCGTATGTAAATAGTATGTGCAATGACTATATTGATTGGAAGATAGACCCTATGAGTATTGATGGTCAGTCACTCTACACCCATCCAGCAAAGACACTAACAGATGAGGAAATAGAGGAAGTGTATAGAACTGTGGAGCAAGACTTTTATTTAACAGAATCTAAAAAATCCGATGGTGGTTGGAGAAACTTTCCTGTTGAATTGGGCAGAGCAATACTAAGAAAGGCACAAGAGAAATGAGTGCAAACACTACATATTATGCAAGGATACCTAAACTGGTATGGGAATGGATTGAAGTAGATGCTTTGGTAGGTGCTGATGTATGGGAAAAATATCCAGCAGCTTCCGATGTTTTGCATTGGACTGAATACGAAGAAATGGAAAGAAAGGCACAAGAGAAATGAAAAACATATTAAGAGAAGCTAACGACATTATTTATGGCGATAGAGAGAAAACTTACGGACACCCAAGCAAGAATTTAAAAACGATTGCGGTTATGTGGAACGCATATTTAAATGCCAAAAATGAAATAGAAGTAAATGCAAAAGACGTTGCCGCTTTGATGATGCTTGTTAAAGTTGCACGCTTTGCTAACGACCCAAGCCACAAAGATAACTTAGTTGACGTATGCGGTTACGCAGCTTTGATTGAAAGATGCGACGAAGAAGAACCTAAAGAAGAATTAGTAGACATAGAAGAATACGCAAAAGAATGAATATTTTAACTTTAGATTTTGAAACTTATTACGCACAGGACTTTAGCTTGTCAAAGCTGACGACCGAGGAATATGTGCGTGATGATCGCTTTGAAGTTATTGGAGTATCTATAAAGGAGAATGATGATGAAGCAAAATGGTTTAGCGGTTCTCACGAAGAGTTATTGGCTTTCTTGCATAACTACGACTGGAGTAGTTCTTTTGCTCTTGCCCATAATGCTATGTTTGACTCAGCTATTTTGTCTTGGCGGTTTGGTATTCAACCAATGGCTTGGCTGGACACGCTTAGCATGGCTCGTGCGACAGATGGTTTGGAAGCTGGAAACTCCCTTGCTAAACTTGTTGAGCGTTATAACTTGGGACGAAAAGGGACAGAAGTATTACAAGCGATCAACAAGCGGCGTGCGGATTTTAGCGTCGATGATCTTAGCGCATACGGTGGATATTGTAATAACGATGTGGAGCTAACATACAGCTTATTTAACATACTACTGCCTAGGTTTAGCCTATCGGAGTTAAAGCTAATTAGTTTGACTATCAAAATGTTTGCAGAGCCGACGCTATTTTTAGACACGGTCTTGCTTGAACAACATCTGATGCAAGTTAAAGCCCGCAAAGAGAAATTACTTAATGCTTGCGTAGCAGATAAAGATACCCTAATGTCCAATCCTAAACTAGCAGAACTACTAATATCTTTAGGTGTAGAACCACCTATGAAAATATCAATTACCACAGGAAAAGAAACGTATGCGTTTGCAAAAAATGATGAAGGTTTTAAAGCGTTGTCTGAATATCCCGATGAAAGAGTGCAAGCAATCGTTGCTGCGAGATTGGGTACAAAATCTACCCTTGAAGAAACGAGAACTGAACGCTTTATCAATATATCTAAACGAGGACGTATGCCAGTACCGCTTAGATATTATGCCGCCCATACAGGGCGTTGGGGTGGTGACGATAAACTTAACCTTCAGAATCTACCAAGAAAATCTCTTCTCAAAGATGCAATTATCTCCCAAGAAGGTTACGTTTTAATCGATGCCGACTCGTCTCAGATTGAAGCTCGCATAGTTGCGTGGCTATCAGGTCAAAACGATTTAGTTAATGCGTTCGAAAGGAGAGAGGATGTATACAAAAACATGGCATCTGCTATCTATAACAAGGCGGAAGAAAAAATTGATTCGAGCGAGCGGTTCGTGGGTAAGACGACAATCCTCGGTGCGGGGTATGGCATGGGCGCTGGAAAGTTTAGTATACAACTCAAAACTTTTGGGGTGGAAATCACAGATGCGGAGGCGGCTAGGATTATTGACGTATACAGAGTTCGATATCCGTACATTCCCCGATTGTGGCAAGAAGCTAATAGTGCCCTCAGTGCCCTCCAAAGTAAAAAAGTATGCCAAGTTGGGCATCAACCGCAAGCGCTTACCATTACGGAGAATGGTTTCTTATTGCCAAGTGGTCTCTTCCTCAACTACCCCGACCTTCAACAAGATCAAGACGGACAATACTCTTACGCAAGCCGACGGGGTCGAATAAAAATCTATGGTGGTAAAGTGGTGGAGAATGTGTGCCAAGCCCTAGCAAGATGTGTAATAGGTGAGCAAATGCTACGCATATCTAAACGTTACAAAGTAGTTTTAACCGTACACGATGCGGTAATGGCTGTTGTGCCCGAGGATGAAATTAAACCTGCAATGTTGTATATTGATGAGTGTATGAAATGGAGGCCTAAGTGGGCTCAAGAACTCCCATTGACATGCGAACTTGGTGTAGGGAAATCCTATGGTGATTGTAGTAGCAAGAAGGCTATTGAAGAATGGAAAATATAAAGATGGAATACTCCTCATATTATCTAGAAGCAACAAAAGAAATTAAATTAGCACAAGATGCTTTATTAAAAAATAATTATGTAGAAGCAAGCGAACATTGTTTGAACGCACAGGTTGAATTACGTTTAATGAACACAGCAGTTAAAACTTGGATACCCACAAAAGAATGAGCATAACTTGGTCATACTCGTCGCTTGGGTTGTTTCAGCAATGCCCTCGCAAATACTATCATTTGCGTGTAATCAAAGACATTACAGAACCCGAGTCCGAGCAGATGTTATATGGCAAGTTAGTCCATAAAGCTGCGGAAGATCACATTAAAGATGGTGTGCCGGTACCGGAAAAGTTCTCATTCCTTACTCCAGTATTGGATGTTCTTAGAGAAATACCGGGAACAAAGCATTGTGAGTATAAGATGGGGTTGACCCAAGACTTAGAGGCTTGTGGGTTCTTTGATAAAGACGTTTGGTTTAGAGGCGTAGCTGACCTTGTTATCATTAACGATAACGTGGCACACATTATTGATTATAAGACTGGTAAGTCTGCCCAGTATGCCGACACTAAACAGTTAGAGCTTATGGCTCTGTGCGTGTTTAAGCATTTCCCTCACGTAGAAAGAGTTAAAGCTGGCTTGGCTTTTGTAGTAAGCGAGGAGTTTGTTAAAGCTAATTACATTAAATATGAAGCGTCGGATAAGTGGGTTATATGGATACAAGAAACTGATAAATTAGAGGCCGCCCACGAGAATAACGTGTGGAATGCAAAGCCTAACTTTACTTG